AATTACTACACTTTATTGTCGTTTTGTTATAGCCGGGAAGAATATCAAGGAAGTGCTCTGAACCCGCAAAACCAATCTCGGAAACTTTGAATCGGTTAGGGGACTGCCGAGTAAAAGATGTCATATCAAGATTGTACTCATGGTATGTTTCTTTATGGTCTACATCAACAAAATATAAATTTCCCAACCAATCTACACAGGTCCAATTCAAAAACTTACAAGTTTCTTCTAAAACCTCTTTTAATGTCATCGCCTTGTCGTCCTCGTCAAAGAAGTTTTGTTCGCTGATCGTTAACTCCTTTAATATGTTTGATTCTTTATTATAACTAGATTGATCTTTAGCGTACACATGAGGAATAAAGACGGAGGAATAACACCCGCGAGACTCAGATATGAACATTTTTAATAACTCCCAGATGCTTATAAAACTCCTAGTATCACTCCTACCCTGTTTATAATTGATATATTCTAGCGTACCCATTGCAGAAATACAGTCTATTTCTAGCTCGAATTTGGTAGATGTATAATCCTGCGTATAAAGTTCCGGTTTTACAAATCCCGTCCAAACAATGCCATTTTCACATTTAAAATTCACCCTATACTGTTGATACCCGGTAGAATATAAACTTTGCAAATAATCACCACCCACAACACGAATCACCGCTTTTGAGAATCGAGTAGGAACATACAAGAAATCTTCGTCCTCAATAGAAACAGAGAAAGGAGAACTACCACTACCGACCAACTCAACAGAATCGCCCGTATAGTTTTCCTTTTGTATTTCAATCAAATAAGAAACCTCCTTTCGAGATTTGAAAGGAAGTGTGTATATTGTACCGTAGTTTACCATAGTCTTTTACCAGTTTTCTTGATGTGATTATGTAATGCTAAAAATATTCGATCTCCTTTTATTTCAACATCGCTATATAAGCGAATATCATCGTTTCCACTCGGTGTAATCTTCTGCGATAGCGAACCGTACAAACCAGAATTAAGCATACGAAACAGGTTACTTTGCTGCGATCCGTTCAATATCATTTCCCCCGAATTAAGTAGAGCCGGGACTTTATCACCTGTAAATGATGTGCCCGGAACGATACCGCCAGTTGCATACTTCGGCATGCTTGACATCGCGGCAATAATAGCAGCAACACCCGCCAAACCTAGAGCAATACCGACAAAGGGGATTCCTGCGTGAGCCGAAATAACCTTTGATGCACCGTTAGCTAACTCAGCAGTCGTATTCTCATTAGTAACTATTGTATCCGCTTGTTTCACACCAGACATTTCAAGTATCTTCGGAATAGCTTGCCCGACAGTTGACAGAAAGCTAACTCCCCATTGCAGGACGGAAGCCGTATTATCATCGAATAGCCCCGACATACTCCCAACGACTCCACTAATATTTGCAAGCGATTCGGCGTATTCTTGATTCAAGTCTATATCTTCTTTTTTAAAAAGTGGATCGTGTTTAGGTAACTTAAAATCTTTGCCGTTCTTCCCGTGTGTCGGAACTTTATCGTATGTAGGCTTGATAGGAATCGGCAAAGCGCCGTCTTTCATCTCACCGTGAGCGATTTTGAACGCCTCTTGATCGACTACAAATTTGAGTTTGACCTTCTTTTGTTCTAGCTCGTTTATTGTTGCTTGAATCGTTGCACGCGCTTGCATGTCGGTTTCAGCAATAAGTTTCTTATTTAGATCAGAGATTTCGGAGTCATACCAAGCTATAGACCCCTCTTTTGGTTTTTCTTTAGGCGGATTTCCACCTGTACCAGATTGAGAGGCGCGATTTGCTGCTTTTGTCATACTAGATAGGTTCCGACCTGCCGCCTCTGCCGCCGCCGAGACATTGATCAAATTCTGTAACCATTCATCACTCTTCTTTACTAAAATCGCGTTATATTGTATTGCATCTTGATACTTTGCCAACATCGGGCTTATTGCCTCTCCTAAAGCTTTTGCGTCTGTAGTCGCAACTGTGTGTACATTCATCCCAGAACCAACAGTTTCGTAAGTTGTGAATTTGGCTTTCAAACGGTCGTATTCATCTACGAAGTCTTTGTACTGTTTTGCTAATTGTGCCTTTTGTTCATCACCTGCTGAAGATACGTCTAATTTTAGCACTTTATCTATGTCTATCCCCGAAACATCCACACCGTCAAGCCCTATAGCAGCCTTTACCATCGCCTGTACCGCATTATTACTCCTTCGTTTGTATTGACCGACTATTTCGTCTTGATCTTTCAGTGTCTTGTCTAATAGCTTCCTAGCTGCTTTCTTTTGTTCTTCTGTTGAATCCTTGTCTTTTAAGATAGTTATTTGCTCCTGTACTATTGCTTGGTTCTTTGCGTCGAAATAAGAAAATGACATTTTAGTATTTCCTAATTGATCCATCGCGTTGTATGCTTCCCGCGCTAGCCGTATAGTTTCGGATAATCCGTTCATGAACGGTGTCCAGTCTCCACTACCGATAGAGTAAAAAAATTGATCCACACCACCTTTTAAGCCATCCATAGTACGGGCGTATTCATCCCCTAGCGTCTGACTGCTATTCATTACTTTATTGAACCCTTCCGAAGCAGTTACAGCAATACCGAGAACTCCGGCAAACTTCATAACTCCCAATACTGCAACGCCGGACATTTTAGCGATGTCGCTTTGAAACCCGTTTACATTCTTCTTCGACTTATTTAGATTCGCGTCAAAGTCATTTGTTTTAAGCAATAATCTTGTTACTATATCAGACATCTTTATTCGTGTTTAATTGTGATTCTAATGCTTTCGCTTTAGCTCTAAGCCGTTTCATATCCTCGTTAGTTACGCTAGTATCTTTCTTCTCTTCTTCATCCCACGGGAAGCGGAGTATGTCAGTTTGCTTTAGCGTTTTAGTGCTATTCGATTGCGCTATGATGTAACCTAACAATCTAGTTTGTTCCCATGATTCGCGATTACGTCGATTCAATCCATCCAGAAACGATTCGACCTCGATAAAGTCCATTTTATCGAGGAAGTAATCGGGAGCGATCCCACCCTCTCCGACAACACGCGAATAGAGTTCACGTATACTTACTGCTTTCGTTTCCGCGTCGTCACCTTCTTTTTTTTTACGTCATTTCCTGCCGATTGCGAACGTAGTTTAATCTCATCCAAAAGGAGAGCTTTAAACTGATTGAATAATGTCAGATCGTTTTCGCACGAATCTATAAACTCGTCAAATTCCATTGTAAACGATTCATTATTTGCAAGTAGGAACGAATAAAACAAAAGAAATTCGTCTATCATTTTACCGAATTGGAACGGATAGCCGGATAGATTTTCAAAGATGAAAAACGCCCGAAGCGAATATTTTAATGTAAATTCTTTCCCGTTAATTGATATTGTTTTCATTGATAGTGATTTTAGAGCGGCAAAACGCCGCTCATGATTATTTACTAGCGGGCGCGGAAGTTGCTTTTTTAATCGGTCCCGTACCTTCGAAAGAAATCGAGAAAGTCGCCTTATCTCCGTCTGGCGCATTTGCTTCTAGTGAAGTAATAACAGCCTTTCCAGTATAGGAACCGGGTGAAAGCGTCCAACCATCGGCGGGCATTTCGTTTACGTCTGCATTAGCTATAACGCCAAAATTCAACGTAATAGGTTTATGTTCAATAAACAAGGCAAACAACTTGTCGTAGCTATTCGCGTCAGCGTCAGCACTAAACAAGTTATCACTCGAAGCGTTCCAAGACAGCTTTTTAATGTCCTTTTCCGTCCAAATACCGGAGTCCTTACTTTGCGTGTCGATAGTTTCAGCCGACAAACCTAATTTACAGGAAGTTGCTAAAGCTAGAGCCTTAGTTTCTACAAATAACATCAAGTCCTTTCCTAATACTTCTTTTGCTTTACTCATAATTTTAATCGTGTTTTATTTGTTAGTTATTCTGTTTTAAAAGAAAATATGAGACGCTGAATGAAAGTATCTTCAATAAAATCTTCGTCCGCACTCATTAACTTCGCGTCGATCACGTCGAAACTGCCGTAGCTTCCTCGCTTATTCTCTAATGACTTGCGCACTTCCTCCGCGATAGTAATAGAGTTCAGATAATTATCGCTAGCTACAACAATCTCAACCGAAACAGTATCCCCGGTCCCATAACGATCTTTGGTATACTCTGGAACTAGAGAGCTACGTTTGTAGATTACGAACGGAAAAGAAGTCTCCGTTTTGGTTGAGATCGCATAAATTTTGCTATCAACCAATTTTATCAACTCCGTAGAGTCGTTCAGTTTCTTATAAATGTGTGCGCCTATCGATAAACTCATTTCTTTTTATTTGCTACTTTCATAATTGAATCAATAATATTCTTCTCTAGTGAGTCCTCCGCTTCTTTCTGTTTCGATTTGACCGCATTAGAAAAGAAGTGAGAAGCATTTATACTACCTCTATAAGCTGCTTTTTTGGTAACGCGCTTTTTATTAGTCCAGAAACTTCTAGTACTAGATTCTTTCGTAAATCGTTCCTTCGTTCCAGATTCGAACCATTTTAGCATATAAGCGCGCGATCCTTTTTTTCTCCGGTCTAATAGATCAACACGCGCACCGGACGCATTACGGTAAACAGCTATGTTTATTTCGTTCTTTAGCGGTTTAAAAGACACGCCATTTTTAGTACTCCCAAACTCCGCATCCGTAACGGCAGAAACTAAATTCTCTTGCGCCTGTTTACGGATGATAAGAATAGATTTTCTTAATGCCGATTTGATCGCTTTCTTTGCTTCATCGTCATTTAAACGGTCTAGCAATTCGTTTACCTTTTTCGCGTCCACTTCGACGCGATATAAGTTCCGTCCGGTGTAGTTGTCATTACTCATTGATTACCTCCGCTTCTATAACCGTTGCCTGTTGCTTCCGGTCGTGATTGATAGATAAAATCTTATATTTCTGCCCGTCGTATTCGATCCGCATTTTAGCGTTAATCTCTTTACAAATACGGATCATTATCGTATTTACGGTCGTATTATAGATTTCGCCGTTAGCCTCCTTTCGTGCACCAGACTTAAAACGGATATACGCACGCTTATCGAATACTTTCACCCAACTTTCAGATGTACCGCCCAAGTTATCGCGTTTTGACTCGCTACGGTAAAAAGCGATCATTTCGTTTAATAACCCCGCTTGCATTATGTGTACCGTTTTAAAGGTTGCAACAATAGTTCTACATGTCCCAGAATAACTTGCGGAGTAGCAAATGTTACCGATTCGCGATTTGCGTAGTAATTAGCTATAAGTATGCGGATCGCGTGCCAGATACGACGGTCTATTTTTCCATCCTTTACAAAACCTTCCAACGGAGCGTTTAAATACGCCTCTATTACAAGTTGAACAGGTTCAATAAGTTCGGTTATATATGTATCGTCCGTATCAAAATCAACATTTAAATGTTGTTTGAGTTCTTCGAGTGTTACGTATTGTGGCATAATTATAAGTATGAAAAAAGGCTAAGGCTATGAAGCCAAAGCCTTTTCGTTTTTAAGTAGTTAGTAGTGTGTTATGCTTTTGCAGCTTTTGCAACCGCTTTTTTCTTCGCAATAGCGAATGCCTCTGGGCGAGCTACAACAATGTCATACTTTGAGTTTAGCGTAAACTTCGTTTCGTTAGTGTCTGCTAGAGTCACATCGTCAATAGTCATTCGAATTTTTCCCCATTGCCCGATACCAACGTTCGAAAAGACACCGAAGCCGAGTTCATCCGCCCCCATGTAATTAGTCATGTACACCGGATAGCCATTCATCATCCCGTCTTTAAGAACCATTTCGGGAGAACCTTTTTCAATGCGTGTAGTTTTTAATTTACCGCACATTTTCGGACTGCAAATATATGCTGCCGTTCCGTCAGTAACATCTACGTTTTCATCCATTACTGCAGTTTCTAGCGCTACAACGTCCTCGAATGTGGGAGCAACTTCATACTCCACTGTCGGAGAATCTTTCACAAACACACCTTTTGAGGCAAGTCCCTGCTTTTCTCCGGCAAACATAATCTTATTCAATGTACGAGCAGTTGACAAAGACAATTGTTTAACGGTGACATCAAACAAAGCATCGTTTGTCTGATCAATTGCGTCGTTAGACAATGGGATAGAAATACCCAAACGCCACGGATGCGCCTTTAAATTACCAATATCCAGTTTTGTCGGATTTATTTTGGTGTTCTCGCCTTCAATTGTAGCTTCTACAGCCGCCAATGTCGGAAACATCAATTCGCCAATCAAGCCGTATTGCATCTTAATACCCAACTTATTAATGATAAGCCCCTTTTCAAGCGGTTCGATAATATCACCGATTGTTGTCGGGATCATCGGAGCGGCATCCGTTGAACTTGTTCTTACAGGATCACCCTCCGCACGCATAGAGAAATTAAGTCCCTTTGCATCAGCAAAATTCCCGTATTCTTCCAAAGAACGATGATTACAAACGTCATATAAAGCCTTTGCAAAGATAGCTCTTTTGTTTTCCGGCAAAATTGCAGATTTGCTACTTTCCAGACTTCTAAGAGTCTCGTCAATAACGATCTGATTTTTACGAGTCATTAACTCGTTGAATTTAGTCTGCTCTTCGTCTGTCAGACTTCTTTTTTCTGTTTTTGCTTGTGATAACAGATTTCTCATTTGCTCTTTAAGCAGAGCTACTTCTTCTAGTTTTGTCATGTCAAATAAATTTTTCTAAGTTTTCTATTTCGGATAAATAATCACTATTTGTGTCACCATTAAGAAGCTGTTCTATATTTTCAAGGCTTCTAACTGTTACATCTGTACCAAAAAAGGCAGGGTCTGAAACAGGAGAAATATCAGATATATAATCAATCTTATGCACTGTACGCAACAGCATCCCATCTTTCATTGTATATGAAACTTTACTTTTATCCTTATCATCAGTGTAATAAGCGAAAGACGATCCGAATATGTCTCCCCGTTTTATCATTTCATAAGCAAAATTCCCGTCGCTAGTACATGGAGCCTCGAATCGGTACTTTAAGCCATATTCATCAAAATTTAATTCGAGTGATCCCGAACCATAACGGCATCTAGCCAAAAGCCTACGTTTATCGTGTTCTAGTACCGCCTTTATATCACATCGGGCTATAAGTTCTTCGGTTGCTGCACCATGTTCGATAACCTCAATAAAAAAGCGTTTCCTTTCCTCATCATACATCACACGACTTTCTTTCCCAAAAACAACAGCGTACCCCTCAATAACTCTACCCTCCGATAATTTAGGCGCGCCTAGCTCTGTAAAACTCCTTATTTCCATTGCTTTTTACTCTATGTTTTTTTTGTTTGTTTTTGGTAGCTCGTCTTTTTCGCTACTAATCTCACCCTTAATCTTAGGAGAGTCAATCGGAGCAACATTACAGGACATAAACGCAATGTCACCGCCATTTATAGGCGCTTTATCTTCACGGCTTACACGCCATTCGTTCACCGTTGACACGCCGTATTGTATCTCCTTCTCCATACAAGCCGTTTGTGTGGCTATATCTGTTTTATACAAGGCTTTACGATCAAATTCTATTTTATAAATACCAGAGACAGTTCTAGGTATCAACTTAGCATTAAATTCAGCCTCAATACGACACAATATAGGATCGAGCGTGTCAGACAAGAAAGCAACTTGACTCATTTCAGAAGCCTTGTAATTAGTAGATTGTCCGGCAAACACCTTATCTGGATGAACACCATAAAAACGGCAAATATCGAATACGGAAAACTTTTTAGTTTCTAGTAGCTGAGCGTCAGCCGGAGTTATTGAAAGTTGCGTAAAAGTCATGTCCTCGCTCACGGAAGTTATATCCCTTCCGCTATTAAAGTCTTTTTCCACTCGGTCCGCTACGTCAGAAGTCTGTTTGTCGCCAACAGAAGAAAGTCCCTTTCCTCCACCTTTAACACCAGAAATAATACCTTTAATCTTACTCCCATTCTGAAAAGTACGCAAACTCTGATTATCAGCGCTAGCAGAAACAGAAAGTACCGTACTTGCATACGTGATCGTACTAACACCTGTATACCCACCATCGAGACTCTTATTTTTCAGATGGATAATACTTTCAGCCGGATAAGTACCGTATATCTTATTTATTACATCACAAATAGTATATTCGTCCCTGTATATATCGTATGTAACAGAGTTATTTGAGCAAAGTATTAATTCTGCCGTATCTCCGAACATTCTCTTGATGAAAATATATGAATTACCACGATTAACCATTTGAATAATTGCATTACATATTAAGTCGTAACTATTCATGCGCTTATTCGGTTTTTTAGTCAGCAGATAATGCAACTCGTTTTCGGTATCTACCTTGTAGTTTCCGGCATCTTCTTTACGTTTGATATATAGCGGCAGAGAAGCAATAGTACCAGAAAGAATATCAGTACATCTAAACGCGGTCGATAACCGCATAGCCTGTTCGGGAGACTTTACCGAAACAGGTTGTTCCCTAGCTGTTTTGTCTATAACTTCTACTATTTTTTCCTCTTCGGGCGGCATAGATCGTCTTTCTTCTCTGTTGCGTCCTATTCTTAAATTAAGTTCAAATGCCATAGTCTTATCGTGTTACTCAGTATAATTATTGAATAAATGAAATGTCATTAGGTTTGTTATCGTCGAATCAATCTTTGCGTTATGTGTTTTCTTGACTGGCTTCTTATTCATATTCCTATCTTCGTCTAGTACCGCATTTGAGAAGCAGTACGGCGTGATTGGGTTCGGATCGAATGTGAGTTTATTCCGATACAAAGCTAGTTCAAACGATTCTATCGGACTCGTAAACGTCCCGTATGTCTGTTTGACAGGCTTAATATATTCGCTTGCACTACCGACCGAATAAGAAAGTAGATTCACAAATTCAGCCGATTTATACGGATCATAACCGATACCCATAATTTGCAAATACTTCGCCCGTGATAATATATCGTTTACTATTTGCTGATAGTCGATAATATCGCCATCGCAAAGAATCAAATACCCTGCTTCCGCCCAACCTTCGTAGAGTTCCCGATTCGGATGATCCTTTAAAGCTCCTTTCGGAAAATAGTAATCCGTATACGAATGAAAAGAGCCGCTTTCTTTCGAATAGATATTATAAGTAACTGAAGAAAAGTCGTCTCGAACGGATAAATCAACCGCCGCCATTGTTAACGGATAAGTACCGATATTCTCTATTCTAATACCTTTGAATCGTTCTTCGATCTGCTTCGCCTCAATCCATTTTATTGTCGAATCAACTGCAAACACATTAAGTAACTTCGTCCGAAACTCCAATGCGTCCGGCGCACTATATAAAGCCTTTTGATAGGCGTCTATATAGAAGTCCTCGTAAACAGTTATCCCCATGTGTGGCTGAACCTTTCGCCATGTCGCCGGGTCCCCTTCTTCGTCGTCTATGTCCGGTTCAAATATGTGCGCAAATATTGAATCATTTTCAATCTCACCGCGTAGGATCGCTTTGTACATTTTGAGCATTTCGACGAATGGAGCCGTTTCTTTATCGGATGCGGTCGTAATTACTACGGTTAAAGGGTTGAGCC